CTTGCTGACCGGGGCCGCTGGCGGGGTGACTACTTCCGCCGACTTCGCTTCACCTTCACCTTCCCGCTGTGCAATTCCCGTTTCAGCTTCGACTGCTGGCTTTTGTTCAGCGGGCTGCCCTTGCTCAGCAGGTAACGGACTTGTCTCTTGCTTTTGTTCTTCATGCTCTTTCGGTGTTACGGCCGCCAACTCGGCGGTCCGTTTGCCGAACGTCTCACTGATCAGGTTGCGCACGTCCGGTTCGGCTTCGGCCGTGATTCGCTGGGCGTTCTCGTCGTTGCTGAGCTTGTCGAGGGCGGCTTGGTCGGGAGCCGCTTTGATGGCTTCGACGAGCGCGTTGGCTTCGACAACACGCTTCTGAACGCCCTGGTCCATCGTGGCAGGCTTCGGTTCCGGCGGTTCCGTCGGTGCGGGCTGGGTTGGTTGCTGCCCCAACTCCGTGTCCAGTTCGGCCTGTAATCCGGCTTGCTCTTCCGGAGTAACTGTCGGCGGTGCTGGTGCGGGCTCAGCCGGGGCCGGTTTCGGCTGGATGGGTTCCGGCTGGACAGCCTTCAGTTCCGCCTCAGTCTCGGCTGCAAGTGATGGTTCCTCTGCGCGCTTCGGCTTCGCTGCGCGCTTCGGCTTCGCTGCGTGCTTACGGGCAGTTTCCTCGGCCATCCGGTCAACGAGATTGTTCGACGCCGGCAGGGCCTCGACGAAGTTTGCCGGCGCACCGAACAGCCCTTGGCCGATTGCCCCCGCCCCGGCTTCGCGCATGATGGCGTTCGGGTTCAGCTCGCCATCGACGATCAGGTCTTGAGCCGCCCGCTGAAGCCCCTCCTGCGCACCGCCAGCCGCCGTGTTCTTGGCCAAGAGTTTCAGGAATGACCCAAGGACACCGCGTTGCGCCGCTTTCGTGGCGGCTTGCTTGGCTGTGCCGCCAAAGGCGCGTTGCAACTGGCGTGAAACCATGCCGGCACCCAGCCCGGACTCGATTGCCGCAGACAACGCGCCGTATCCCATCGACTTCAGGAGCGCCTTGTCCGGGTTCAGCGTCTCGCCCTCGTCACGTTGCCGCTTGATCTCGCGGTCCCAGGCGTCNCCGGTCTCCATCAGGAACATCGCCGCCATGCCGCCAGCAGGTCCGCCGGCGAGGAACGATGGCACCGCTACGCCCATGCTGCCGATTCCAGACGGGACGTCGGTGAAGAGGAACGATGTTTCAAGTCCTTCAGTGGGCTTGTAATCCTTGGCAATGTCCTCCAGCGATGTCCCGAACTGATACGGCGGCGATTCTTGGATGTTCTTGAGCCGTTTCTCGGGCGGTTGCTCGCGAATCTGTTGCTGCTCCCGATACGGGTTCTCCGTTGGGTCAGGGGGGAGAACGGTGTCGGTCAATCCAATGCTGGTCGCACCGCGTTCCGTGGAGATGGCTCCCAACGCCTTGAAGGCGGCAGCCCCGGCTTGAAGCGCACCGGACACCGTTGACCGAGCGGCCGACCCGATCTTCTCCCCGAGGCCGATTGGGACCAGTTCTTCGGCGATCTTCTGCGGATCGTTTCCGTCGAGAATCTGGTCGATCTCCTCGTCAGTGAGTTTGATTCCGTCCGGCATAGGTCGCTTCCCACCTTTCGAGGTTTGGTGCAATCTTGTCCTTGATGATGCGCCTTGCATCCTCCCGGGAAATCTTCCCTTCCTTCACCATCTTCAAGAGATTCTTGGTGACTGTCAGATTGGCCACCCTGACGCTCAGAGAAGATTCCGAGTTTTTGTTTCCACCGCTGCTCTGCGTAGTGGTTACCGTCGAAGTCGGGCCTGGTGCATGTTCGCGTTCCCACTTCTGCACGTCGGCCTCCAGCAGCCCGCGCATGAACGCCGGGTTGTCCTGCTGCTCCTTCGTCAGCGGACCTTGNGAGCCGGTCAACCCCCACATCAGCCCGCGCAGCCGCAGCGTCTCGTCCCGGTCTTTCTTGGCCTGTTCACCGATGATTCTGGCTTCCTGCTGCTTCTGAAACTGGAGGTACTCGTTCCTGTAGTTCTGAGCTTTGTCAGCCAGTGCCGTTTTTGCAATGTCAGCAATGTACTGCTTGTTGGCCCGGTCTTTCATGGCCTCAAGCGCGTCCCGCCGATAGGCTTCGTCGGTTCTGTCTCGTTTGGCTGCGCGCCCGGCGTTGAACGCCGGGATCAATTCCACCACTGAAGGGTCGTATGCCATAGGTCACTCCTTTTCTCAACCGAACGCACCGCCCATTGCCATGCCGCCGCCTTGGATCAGGCCACTCCCGACTGCTGTCAGCATTCCTCCTCGGTCAGCTGCGTTGCCCTTGATGCTAAGTTTCTCAGTCCGTTCCTTGCTTCTGGTCGCCAGCAGGTCGCGGGCGGTGATGTTCATCAGATCGTTGGTTTGGGTCTGTCGGATCATCGGTGTGCTCCCAATGATACCTGCGGCGTTTGCTTGTCCTTGCTGAATCAGGTCCAGCGAGGTCAACCCAAGGTCTCGGGCAGTGAGGTTACTGGACGCCGGGCTGCCACCGTAACCGCCGGACACAGCCGTTGAGTTGGTGTTCCGGAACACCTGCTCCGCCACGTCAGGCGGCAGTTCACCGCGCAACATAGCCAAAGCAGAGTCCGTTCTGGTCTGCTGCATGTCCGAGTATCCTGGGATGCTCGTCTCAAGCAACTGCTGCAACTGCTCGTTGTTGAACCGGTTCTCTCGGCCAGCAACCTGCTCGGCGGACCCCATGTTCTCGCCCATCGCGCCAAAGGTCTCGCCGTAAACATCCGACGGGTTGACACCCGGCATGTTGGCAAGCTCATTGAGCTTGTTTTGGATGTTCTTAGCGTCGAAGCCTTTCAGCACAGCTCCAGTGCCGGCCATGATGGCCCCAATCGCTTGTCCGTAACCCATTCCAGCCATCAGATGAATCCTCCAATTACTCGTGATACGGGAGCCGTACCATACGGCACCGCGTTGATGATCGTTCGTTCAGGCGGGCTGTAGGCCGTCAGCTCGTCACGCATCGCCCGCAAAGCCAATCGCCATTCCTGCTCTGCCATCTTGTAATCGTTCTTGACCTCCAACTGAAGCGAACGCATGGCGTGGAGCAGGCCGTTCTGGTTTCCGATGAGCATCCAATCCTCGTCAACAACGACTGGGACGCATTCCAGTCGGACAATGGCTTCCGCAACGACGTTGCTGCAACTCGGCATGGTCGCGGAACAGCCGTCGCCAGTGTCAGCGCAGTCTGAATTGTCAGTGCAGGTCGGAAGCGCGTTGTAGTAGGTCCGTCGATAGTCCGGGTTACGCTCAGCCGGTTGCCACTCGGCAATCAGGGTTTCCGCTCCGCTTGTCGGATGGACACCGTAAACGAGCAGCCGGCCATTCGTGACGGGTTTCTGCGCTCCGCTCAGACCGGGCTTGTAGAAGCTGTATGTCGTGGTGACGGATGGCGAAGCCAGCGTGACGTATTCGCCGTCAACCCAGTCTGATCCGTCCAAGGTGCGGATGGTTTTCTGGTTTCCGTCGAGTCCTTGAAGCAGCACCTTATTGCCCGCATCGCTCGCTTCGGCCGGGTAAATCCTGATCTTGCTGGTGGTGGTCAGATCGGTGTGTTGTGGGCTGGTTCCTCGGTCAAGCAACTCCTGACGGTCGCACGTGTTCTCATTGAGACAAGGTGCCTTCACCGTCTCCATGAACTCGTACCAGCCGTTTCGGATTGGGACACCGTATCCGCACAGGTTGACGGCCTCGACAGTCTTAACGTAGTGCGGCCACGTGATGCAACCGGACGTAACGCAGATGCGCATCCGCTTGTAACTCCCCCACCACCGGCCCGCATCGCTCAAACGCTGTTGGGCGTCGTTGACCAGGCTCGTGAAGCGCGGGTCACACGACGGCAACCCAACGGCGGCAGGAATCCTACCTGCTTTAACCTGTCCAAAAGTCGTTCTCATCGCAATTCATCCCATGTCAACGCGCCGTAGCAAGCACTGGTTCCGCCAATGCCGGTTGCGCACAGGCACATGTTCGTTGGGTTCAATCCGTCCACGTCAAGCCCGAGCGGGTAAGCTGTGTCCAGATTCGCCAAGATGTCTCCTGCCGCTTTCTTGGAACTCTCAGCAAACCCTTGGTGGAATTGGATTCCACCGGCAATTCCTGTTACGTTTGCGTTGTACTCGACACCACTCGCTGCGTCTGCTGATGTCCACGCTCCGCCCACCGTGAGTGTTCCGTTGAAAACCATCGTGAGCTTCACCGGATTGGAACCTGCCAGAAGTTCACACGCCCTAGCGATAATCGGAATCCGGTTAACGAATCCTCCCAGAGTCGCCTTTGGTCGGATGGCAATGATAGGTGTCAGTGTTCCGCTGGCTGCTGTGACAGCACTTGGGCTGGTCACTGCAAACTGATTGCTGCTTGGCTGGAAACTTCCGCCTTCGGATTCAACCTCGAAACAGATCGCTTGCAACGTGGCCGCTCCGGTAGTGCCGCCTTGAACGATCTCGTAACGCACCGGCAGCGTGAACGTCTGCATGTAGGGCGCGTTGGCAGATATGTTGGCGTTTCTGAAACAGTGGAGCTTCACCGACTGTCCGTCGATGTTCAGTCTAACCGTCACCAATCCGGCCCCAAGGAACTGCGCGTGGATGTCGATGATCTGTTGCTTGGTCGGGTCGATGACCAGCGTTGCACCTGCCGTGGCAGCTCCGTTTTCGTCTCTCCAAGACGTCTGATTCACTGCCGTGTCAACGATTGCCCCAGACACCGACGACCGCAGAACGATCCTCCAGCCCGAGGTTCCGTTCTGTTCGAGCCAGACGCCGTTGTTATCGTCGAAGTATCCAATCCGCTTCACGACGTCGGCCACGGCAGCTCCGAACACTCCGGTAGCCTTGATCCGCTGGGATTTGCCTTTCTCGTAGAAGTTGTACCGGTATTGCTGGATCGCCGCGCGGTCAGCCGCAACTGCGGCCACGGAAAGAATCGCGCTCCGCTTGTTCCCGTCGTGCGTGACGGTCCCTGTGCCGACTGTCTTTGGCACGATGAAGTTTGGTCTCAAGTCATACTCGAAACCATGCTCAGCCAACGTCACGGGATGCGACACCCGCGCCCTGCCGAATGCGTCAAAGTCGAATCCCATTGTGTTCCCAGATAGGCTGGCGTCGATCAACGCTTGGATTTCGGTTTGCGTCAGGTAATCCGAATGCGAGTGCGTCTCCGGTGGAAACGCTGTCGGTTTCCCGGTGATGTCGCTCCAATCCACCGTGATGCCGCTTCCCGAGGACGGGAACGCCACTAGCCGACCATTGACAACCCCAATCATCCTCCCGCCAGAGGATAGGGATTCGGCGTCGTCCGGCCGAAGGGCGTGCCACTTGGGCTCGTTCGTCGGTGACGGGTAAAGCGGTTGGAGCTGGAACTTGACTTCTGCCATTCCTCATCATGAGTAAACTGCCGTCACACCCGCCCACATCTTCATGTCGGTGTAAGTCCCGGTGAACGTCACTCTGACTGTAATCGTGTTGACGTCCTCCAACGTCGCGGGAATGTCCCCTTCCCACCACCAGCTAGGAGTTACCTCAGCACCTTGCTCTGGGTGGTTGTTTGTCAGGTTTGGAACAGTCGAAGAGAAGTTCGTGTTCGCGCTGGCAGACAGTGAGTTTCCTGTTTCCGGTGCGGTTTGCCACGTGCCTGCCGCTGTGATCTGGAACCCTGTTGATGGACCGGTGTAGATGTAACCGCTGATGTCGATTCGCAGACGCCGCCATTTCCCGGACGGTTTCGTTACTGCGACGTCAATCTGTGCCGTTGGGAAGGTGATGTTCGTTGACGAACGCTGTCGCGAGTCTTCGTTTGGCGGCAGAGGCGGCGTGATCAGGTCGAACTCTGTCCCGTTGTAGCTGACCACGAACACCTGACCGTTCCGAACATCGCTGGCTTCCAAGTCATCCGTCGAGTGTTTCTTGATGGACTTGGCACCGAGACCGTCGATGTTCAGTGTCGTTGCCCCTGGAACGTCCTGATTCGAGATCAGCACGTAAAGTCTGCCAGTCTGATAGGCCGTAGCAGCGGTCATGGCCGGCAGGTTGGTCAGCGTCATCGCGCCGGACCCACCGCCAACCGTCCCGAAGATTACCTGTTGCTGCCACGTGATCCAGCCTGAGTCAGCGGCCGAGTAATGGTAGGCTCCGATGGGTCGATCCTGGGCGTCCAGTTTGAGCCAGTACTTGGTGAGGTCAGCCGGCGCGGACTGCGACGCCACCCATTGCACGCCGTCCACCGTTCCGCCAAGGGCGTCGATGAACCATTCAAAGATTCCTTGCCAGGTGGTAGGGCAATCCGCCGAGAGTGTTCCTTTACTGAAAACTACTGAGGTACTCATGATGCTTCGATGTCGTAACCGTAATCGTCAGGGTCGCAGCATTCCTTCTTCCGACACGCGCTCTGGCATTCGTCGCTGGTGGCGGTCAGGCAGGTTGTGTTCCTCATGTCTCCTTGAATGTTCTCCGGCTGGCGTTCTGCAACGACATCCAGTCGTTTCATCCTGAACCTGCCAGCATTCTCGAACCTCAACTGAAACTCGAACCCGTCACGACTCATGCTTTCGTCCTCGGAATCCACCACGTCAGGAGGTTCCGAGAATGAAATCCGGCTGCGCTTCTGGTGCCGATAGTTGGTGATGGCAACCTGCTGCTGGGCTGGGTCGGTATCGCAAACCTCGGTTTCAGTGCAATCCCTGACCTTGGCGCAATCGGACCATTTCGACCACGGAATCCAGCACGCACTGTCGTCCGTCCTGAATCGCAGGGTAGCCGACACGTTTCCAGACAGGTCATCCATCCATCCGTCAGCGCCTTGGAGTCGCTTCTTCTCCTTCGGCAGACCGAACGTGAATCCCTTGGTCTCGACGATCCATTCGGTTTCAACTCGGTTTGTTCCGTCGAAGTCGAACTCCATCGAGGTTGTCAGCTCCCACACCGTCACCTTGTCGTTCTCGTCCAGTGCGACGATGAAACATCGGGTCACGTTCGACACATCCAGCGTTACAATCTGGAGAACCCTGAGTCCGGTCCAGACACCTTCCCATGCTGGAACCAGTTTTCGCCCCATGCCGGCGACGTTGTTGAAATCCAAAACCACCAGCCCGCGATGAAACACGCCATGCGTGTAGTCGATCTGGGGTTGGGTTGTCATCAGAAAACGATTGTCGAAGTTCACCGCGCTGGCGGCGTAGAGCCTCGACTTGGTGTCGTAGTTCAGCGCCCGGTGAACTTGCCGTGAAATCGGTGTGTTGCCCCACTGACTGAAGTCTCTACGCGCGTACGCGAGGCTGCGAACGCCGTCCTGCGCCCGGAAGAACAGGTCGCCGTTCACTTGCTGGATGGTCTCGTGGTTCACCGCCCCGTAGTTCATCAGGGCGTAACGCTGAATCGGGTAGTTCAGGTTTTTCCAGACGGTGCGGTCGATGGGGGCGTTGAACGCGAAGGCCGCCCGGTTGGTGAACACCAGCAGGTCGCCGTCGCCCAGCGACGTGTCGAGGTTGGCCGCGAACGCCATGCCGGTGATGTCCCCTCCGGGGGCGGAGAATGCGCCGCCTTCTGACAGGTATTCGTTTTCAGTGAACTTGATGACGCTTCCCCGCCCGAGTGAAGGATTGCTTCCAACAAGATCGCCGCCGAAGTACAAGCTCCCGCGGGCAACCCAAAGACGCCCCTTGCCGTAGGCCATCGGGCCGCCGGTTGGAACTTCTCCAGTCTGGTCCGCCCGACGCGTTCCTGAACCGTTGTAGAGCATCGGCCGGTCCAACCCGTTCTGCACGATGAGCCAGTTTTCGGCCTGCTGAAACCATGCGTGCGGCTGGGTGGCCATGTTCGGGTCGCCACTGATCGTGATCTCATCGGCTTTGAAACCGTCTGAGCAGTTGACGCGGAACAGCCGGCCACCAATGGAGAGCATCAGGTAGGCAACGCCGTCGTCAGACAGGTAGGTTCCAGCACCCTGAAAGTAGGCGTCCTCAAGGCCGGCCTGAACGGCCGCGTCGCTTTGGAAATCCAGTGTGCGCTTGTGAATCGACGGACGCGCTGACAGATAACCTCCTCGGCATGTGGCGTTCACCATCCATGCCACCTCGTTGGCCTGGAGCAGGGACGGACTGAACTCGCCGTCCACGCCGCCTTCCATGCTCAGGTAGCCATCCGATAATCTGTGCGGGTCAGTTTTGGCCACTTGCGGAAAAATGCCACACGCTGTATTTTCTCGCAAGTGCCAGATGACTACTTGACACGGCTCAGGTGGAACACGGTGGACAATTTCCTCCGTGAGGCCGAGATGGTTCGCCGTGGCGGTAAGATCAATGGCATCGGTCTCGGTCTCACCGAGCATTACAAGCGCGCCGTCAAAGCTCTCCTCCCACATATCTCATGGCACGACTGGGTTGACCTTCAAATAGCTGCATGGTGCGAACATTCTGAGGTAGGCATCATGGGACCGGCCTCTTCCGGGAAGACCTGGATCGCCGCCGCGCTGGCCTACACGGACCTGATGATCTGGCCGGAGGGCACCAGTATCATCATGTCCTCCACCACCCGGGAAGGGCTTCAACTGCGAATCTGGGGGGCAATCAAAGAGCACTACAATAAAGCCCGTCAACGCCGTCCGTGGCTGCCCGGGAAGGTCATCGAATCCCGTTACATGCTCACGACCTCGCAGGATTTCAGCGACGAGGACGACGCGAAGGACTTCCGGGACGGGATCGTTGGGGTCGCCTGCAAGGTTGGAGGAACCTGGGTTGGCCTGTCCAACTACGTCGGGCTCAAGAACGACCGGGTGCGCCTGTTCGCTGACGAATCATCCCTGATGGGGCGAGGCTTCCTGGATTCACTGTCCAATCTACGCAAAAACCCTTCATTCAAGCTGATGGCGATGGGGAATCCGAAAGACCCCACGGACGCTCTGGGCGTCATCTGCGAACCCAATTCTGAGATGGGCGGCTGGGAAGGGCTGCCTTACGAAGAGAAAACCAGAACATGGAAGACACGTTACAAAGGCGGGCTGGCAATCCAACTGTGCGGCTACGACAGTCCGAACTACAGGTATCCACGGGGCCTGAACCCGTTCAGGGGGCTGATCACTCCGGAGATGATCGAGGCGGACCTCGAGTACTACGGCAAGGACAGCCTTCAGTTCAGCATGATGAATCTTGGGTGCATGCCCAAGGATTCTGGTATCCGCCGGGTCATAACGGTGACTCTGTGCGAGAAGAATCTGGCATTCGAGGATCCAGTGTGGATGAGCAGCCGGGAGATTATCCGGGTAACCGGTCTCGACGCCGCATACAGCGGGGTTGGCGGAGATCGTTGCGTGCTGACCGACCTTTCATTCGGGCCAGACCTTGAAGGCAAGATCATCCTGTCCTTCACCACCGACCAGATCATCGTTCCGGTAACCGTGTCTGGCCAAGCCGAAGAGCAGATCGCCGAGTTCGTTCGCGACTACCACGAGCGCAACAACATCCCACCCGAAAACCACGGATTCGACTCGACCGGACGCGGCACGCTCATGAGCGCATACGCCAGGCTGTGGTCGCCGGCAGTGATCCCAATCGAGTTTGGCGGAAAACCCAGTGCGGAACGGCGGGTGAGCGAATCGGATGACCGGACAGAACGCGACGCCTACGGCAAGATGGTGACGGCCCTCTGGTTCGCGACGCGGTTGATCATCGAGGCCGGTCAGTTCAGGAAGATGCCCCGAGAATGCGCTCGTGAGGGCTCGCTCAGGGAATGGACCATCACCAAGCAGGTCCGCGAACACGTCCAGATCGACGTTGAACCGAAGCACAAGACCAAGGAGCGGATGGGTAGGTCTCCGGACCTTTTCGACTCATGCGTTACCGCAGTCGAGATGGCGCGGCGGCGTGGGTTTTCCATTGCCGGTGTGAAAGGATTTGGTATTGTCCACCGAAAGAACCCAGATTGGGTTTCGATGGCGCACGACAGATTTTCGACCCTCAGACGAAAAAGCGAACTGTCCTTCAACTGAACATGAGATTCCGAATCAGGGATGACAAGCTGCGCCGGTTCCCACCACATGGCGGCTGGAAATACCGGGAAGCGAAAACCGGATGGGAAGCCCCTCGACCTCTCATCGACGACTATTACTCCACCGTTAAGCGGATCGTGGAGCATCGCGAGGCCAACCCGGAGTACGGCTTCGAGACCTCTCCAGACGCAGCGGCCTCGGATTTGGAACAGCAAACTGCCGAGCGCATCCTGAGCGAAACCCCGAGGTCGGCGGCAGACTGGGTGCTGCCACTGGACGATGAAGCAAAAAAAAAAACGGGAGTTGCCAAGGCCACTGATTCACCGCGTAGGGTTGGCTGTGGTTTCTGCGGCAAAAGACGTTGACCACAAGATTGCTGGTGCGAACGCAATCGCCGAATGGCTTGGGCCGGACCATGAACCAGTCGAAACCAGCGTGGCTGAGAAGAGGGCGGCAGTCTGCCTATCATGCCCAATGCACCGCAAAGGTGATTGGTGGGGGCACATTCTGTCCCGAATCGGTTCGGCTGCGCGTCACGTCAAAGAGACCCGCGAGAGGATGGACCTTCGGTTGGACGCTGACGAGAAACTTGGTAAATGCACTGTGTGCGATTGCCCGATGGTCCTGAAGGTCTGGGTTGACAGAGATTTCATCCTCGAACACACCGACGCGGAAACCATGTCTGAGTTGCCTGAACATTGCTGGATCAAATGCTGACCGTTGTCCTGCCGTTTTGCGAGAAAGACGCCGAGCTGGCGCTGGAAGTGCTGGCGACGATCCGGTATCTCGACTCCAAACTGGACACCAAGTGTCTCTTGGTGACGGATGACAACTGTCCGGACAGTCTTCGAGAGCAGGTTAAGTCAAAGGCTGACAGTGCATTCAGTAGCGTGGTCGAGTTGGTTATCCCAATCAGAATCCGCGATGGGTGGCCGCGTTCAGCCAACATCATGTTCGCGGCGGCCATCCGTTATGTCGAGGATAACCAGTTGGGACCGTTCCTATGGATGGAACCAGATTGCGTTCCTCTGAAGCCGGAATGGCTTTCAAAACTTGGCAAGCAGTACTTTGCCCACGGAAAGCCATTCATGGGCCACGTCGAGCCCTATCGGGATGGTGACGATGTGCTCTACGGGACAGCGGTTTACCCTCAAGATGCCAACAGCAGACTTCAGGATACGATAATCGAAGACCTTACCGTCCCTTGGGACATGTCGTGCAGGGGAATCATGGTTCCAGAATGCAGACACAGCCCGCTTGTCTGGTGTTTCTATGGCGAAAAGGACTGCCCGCCCACATTCGTCCCTGGAAACGGAAACTCGATACGGTTCAAAAGGATTCCACCGGCTGCCGTTCTGTTCCATCGTTGCAAGGACGGATCGCTTCACAGGATTATCCAGTCGAAGATATTCAGTAATGGAGAGTCCACTCGATTCTATCACAACGGAGACCTTGGAGACATCATCTATGCTCTTCCAACCATCCGAGCAATGGGCGGTGGAACCATCGTGCTCGGCCCGTGTAAGAACGTAGCTCCGTTCATCACACGAGAGCGAATGACCAGGCAACGGGCCGGTCTGATCATCCCATTGCTTGAGTCTCAAGACTACATAGATAGTGCAGTATTCACGGAAGGTCCTTCAGGCATAGACGTTGACTTGAATCACTTCAGAGAGCTGATACATGGAGGCAACTTCGCCAGACACAAGCACACACCTCTGGCTCATCTTCACCTGCTCCGGTTCGATATTCCATTGTCAGAGTGCGATAAATCCTGGTTGGACGTCTCGCCAAAACACGTGGCAAGATGTGTCTTTGCAAGAAGCGAAAGGTATCACAGGCCAGGTTTCAGCTACGCTGAGTTTGTCAAGGCATACGCCGGGGATTCCGTGTTCATAGGTTCAGAGCGAGAACACCTAGAGTTCTGCTCTGAGTTCGGAGACGTGCCTTACTATCGCACACCAACATTGCTCCAAGCCGCCGAGGTAATCGCCGGCAGTGATCTGTTCGTTGGCAATCAAAGCAGTCCGTTCGCATTGGCCGAAGGGATGAAGCATGACGCGGTTCTCGAAGTGTTCGACGGTGCTGCCAACTGCTCGTACCACCGGCCAGGGCTTTCGTTGAACGGGTTCGTTACGTCGGTTAAGCGTGCAAAGCCTAAGAAGAAGATAGATGCGCACATTCTTTACGACACATACAGCGGGCTTGGGAGAGTTGCAGTAAAAGTAGTCAATGCGATTCAGGATGTGGCTGACGTTTCTGTTATTCCAACACGTAGGTTGGACATCGTTCCAGACGCACCCAAGCATCCTCTTGCAATCGGTTCGTCATCGTCGCGTTCTCAACGAGTTCTTGTAGATGCGGTCGAAGAGTGTGCTTCGAGGATCAATAAAGGTGACATCGTGTTCACCATGTGGGAATTATGCCGGCTGTCACCGGCAGTCGTAAGCAAGCTGAACTTGGCAGGTTGCATCATCGTTCCATCGTCATGGTGCGCATCGGTGTTCAGCGCGTGTGGAGTCAACGCACCGATTAAGATCGTTCCACTATCAGTGGATACAAGCGTGTTCAGTCGAGAAGGGAGACTGCCTCCAAGGAACGTAAAGCGAATAGGATGCGCGGCACGCTTCACCAGCGATGGTTATCCAAGAAAAGGTCTTCAAAGAATCATAGACGCATTTGACTCTGAGTTCTCTCTCGAAGAGGATGTCTTTCTTGATGTGAAAGGATACGGAGAATGCACGTTCACCCCTCCAAGCAACAGGGTCTCAATCATTGATAGGTTCATGTCTGACGGAGACCTTGCGGACTGGTACCGCTCTCTGGATGCGTTCGTCAACGTGTCTACTGGCGGTGGATGGGAACTTCACCTTCACGAGGCAATGGCTTGCGGATGCGTCCCGGTCAGCATGACGCATTCTTCTTCGATGGAGTTCTTCAACGAGACTAATGGTTATCCTGTAAGGTTCACGTTCGTGAATGATAAACGCAAAGGGATAATGGCGGTCCCAGACAAGCATGACCTTGGCAAATGCATGAGGCTCGCGATAGGTAACGGGCCTCACAATTCGGTGAAGTCAGACAGGGCTTTCGAGTCCGCGTGCAGATTCTCTGACTGTTCGGTATCGAGAGTAATCCGGGATACTGTCCTGAACCTGCTATGACATTCAAATACAGATGGTTCGACGACATACGCTCAGACATGGAGCTGTGGGTTCCTCGCGACACGAATACTGTCGTCGAAATTGGTTCATTCGAGGGACTTTCCACCAGATTCTTCTTCGAGCATTGTGAGCATCTTCGGAGTCTGATTGCAGTGGATCATTTCGATGGTGGAGAGGATCAGCAGGAACTTGACATCAGCCGTCTATACGAACGATTTCAGGAGAATACATTCGACTACAGGCACAGGATTACCGTTCTGAAGGGCAGGTCCGAGGATATGCTGTGCAAGTTGCAGTCTTCCGAATACGATCTCGTGTTCGTTGATGGGTCGCACCTTGCACCAGACGTTCTTTCTGACGCTGTTCATGCGTATCGACTGTGCAGGAATGGTGGCAGGATCGTGTTCGACGATTACTCATGGGGGCCGGATCGCGACGACCGTCCGCAGGTTGCGATTGACGCATTTTCGTCGGTGTTCGTTGGCAAGGTTACGGAGATGTTCCAATCCAGAATAGCCGTATTCGAGGTATCAAAGCCATGAGACTTTCACTGGCCATCATTGCAAGGCACGGCGTACTCGGGTTCCGAAGACTGGTTCTTGATGCCATCCCGTTCGTGGATGACATTGTGGTCGTGTGCGATGAGGGATCAGATGTCGGCATTGAAGGGTTCATGCCTTTGCATGTCAAATACTTCACTCGGTCTCTTGGTTCAGACTTTTCTGAGCAAAGGAACTTTGCATCTGCGCAATGCGATGGCGATTGGATAATCCATTTGGACACGGACGAGGCATTCACGGCCAGGCTGTGGTGCTGCATTCATGATGTTATTGGTTTTCTCGGGAGAGGGAACGACGTAATAGAGGTTCCACGTGCAACCTACATATCTGGCGACGCTGGAATCGAGTTCGACAATGCATCGTGGCCGGACTGGCAACCAAAGGTGGTTCGTTCTGGAATCACATGGAAGCGTCCGGTTCACGAATGGCCAGACTCTGAAAACTCCGTCAGGCTTAACACGGAGCACACGACGGAGTTTTGCATCGTTCATACCAAGACCCAGACTCAGCAAGAATCAGCCAATCAAAAATACGCGATGATTGATGAAGCAACTAATCCAGATTGAAACCAGCACGGCGTGCAATGCAAAGTGTCTGATGTGCCCAAGGGACCAGCAGACGCGGCCACATGGCGTGATGGACGAGTCATTGTTCTGGAAGATTGTCGAAGAGGCCAAAGAGCTTGGGATTCGAAAGCTGCTTCCGTTCATTGACGGAGAGCCGTTCGCTGACCCGAGAATGCCTCGGTTCATAGGAAGACTTTCAAGTGATTTCCCGGAGATAGACGTATGCATTTACACGAACGGTTCACTGCTTGACGACGATAAGATCGCGTCCATGTTGGAGTCTCGGAACCTCACGCAACTCAACGTGTCCATCCAAGGCGGAGACAAGGAGACTTACGAGCGTGTCACTGGTCTGAACTGGGATGTCACAACTCGGAATGTTGAAAGGCTGATTGAGGCAAACAACAGAATGGAATCTCCAAAGACCATTCGGATGAACATGTGCATCTTCTCAGAGACGAAGGATTCCGAGGCCGAGTTCAGGAGGCGTTGGGATCGTGAGAATGTCATTATCTGCACCGGAGCGTTCAGCAATTTCGGAGGCATCGCATCCGGCGACGAATCTGAGCATGTCTGGATTGACAAGCCAAGGCGAGCGTGCGACCGCGCCATTGAGCACGTGTACGTGTTCTGGAACGGAGACGTTGGACAGTGCTGCTTCGATCTCAAACAAACAGTGACTTACGGTAATCTTCAAGATAGCTCTTTGCGTGAGATAATCCGTTCGGACAAGTACCAGTCGATGATGGAATCCCATAGGCAAATCGACGTTTCTGGAATGCCTGAAATCTGCCACAAATGTAACAGCAACAAGTTCAATGGCTGATCGCACCTTCAATATCGGACCTTACACAATGCATGTTGATGGCGACACGCATGTCGGAAATCTCTATGCTGATAATGGGGTTCTATACGAGGGTCACATTGTTGAGGTTCTCGAAAGACTGGCTCCTTCGGTGAAGGTCTTCTGGGACATTGGAGCGAACGCAGGCATTCACTCGTTCAACATGCTCAGGCTGAATCCTGAGACGGAAGTGGTCGCGTTTGAACCGAATCAGCACATGCTGGAATACCTATGCAGGTCAGTGGTCGATAACGGTGTTCAGGACAGGATGTCTGTGATTCCGTTGTGTCTCTCGGATAAGTTGGAGATCGTAAAGGCATCACGTAGCATTGAGGATACATCCTGTTTCACTCTGGACAACCAGACTGCTGGATGCATGTTGATGGCTTGCGTTCCAGCAAGACTCATTGGACTACCCAAGCCTGACTTGGTGAAGATCGACGTCGAGGGCTTTGAGGGGAAGGTTGTTTCAGGGATGGATACTGGCCATCGACCGGTCATCATATTCGAGCTTTGCACGGAGTTCAGCGAAGGAAATGGAACCAATCCTTACGAAGTTCTGTCTGTCCTTCACGACAGGGGATACCGATTCAGCATTCTGAACAACTGCCCAGAAGAATCAATCCAGCACGATCATATCGTTCCGCACATGAAAGCGCACGAAGTCGTCATTGTTGACATACTTGCTGAGCCTCAACCATGAAACACATCATCACCAGCGGATGCTTCGACATCATCCACGCCGGACACGTCACTCTACTGGCTCACGCACGGTCATTGGGCGACTTCCTGACAGTTGGCCTCAACTCGGACGAGTCCGTTCGCGGACTGAAAGGGCTTGGTCGGCCGGTGAACCGCTGGGAGGATCGTAAGGAGGTTCTGCTGGCGTTGGAATGCGTTGACGAGGTTGTGATCACGAACGGCCCGGACGTGGCCAGGTTCATCATGCAACAGGAGGCGGACATCTGGGTGAAGGGAGGCGATTACACGATGGCAACGCTGGACGCGAGCGAGGTCCGGGCATGTGAGATGGTCAACACTCACATTGAGATAGTCCCGATAACCATCCCAGTTTCAACGACGGCGATTCTGAACCAACTGAAGAAAACAATGGCACCGACTTGACTGTCGTGCTAATAGGAGTAAATGAGACTATGACTTTTACTGACCAGAACAAAGTGTGGGAAGTGGTAAGCCGGATGGTCGAAGCTGACCAGCCCCGGGCCAGGAACCGCACCAGGATCAATCAGTTGTTCAACGGGAACCCGCCTTACACGGATCAGGAGGCGGCCGAGAACCGGATTGACACCAACGTCAACTTTCTTGAGGGCACCAAGATCGTCCACGACGCCAGGCGGCAGTACACCAACGCATTCATGCGACCGAGGCGACTGTTCACGGTTCACGTGGACGCCGGCCCGGTCTGGAAACGGGCCGATTGGTCGGCGGTCATCACCAAGAACCTGAACCGCGTTCTCAAACGGAACCAGCGATTCCGGCAGAACCTCAAGAACCAGTTCGCCAGCGTCGTGCTGCACGGGATTGGTTCTCTAACGTGGATGAAACGAGGCGATTGGCAGCCGAAATCGGTCGGCATCGAAGACATTCACGTCCCCAGCAGAACGCTCGTCTCACTCGAAAACCTCGAGTACTTCGCCATCCGGACCTCCTACACGGCCGGTCAACTCATCGAGATGACCAGACAAAAGCCGGTCGATAAAGGTTGGAACGAAGAAATCGTGAAGGCCGTACTCAAGGAATTGGTCGAGACCGACAACAGCTTGGGGAACCAAGGAGACCAGTCCTACTACGCGGATTACCCGGAGAAGATCGAGGAGGATTACAAGGAGAACTCCGGGTTCTGGTCCTCTGACCTCGTGCCGACCGTTACCTGTTACGATTTCTACTTCAAGAATGACAGCGGGAAGTGGAACCGGAGGATCCTCGTGGACCGGCAATCGCACTCCGACGAATCCTACGCCGGGGACTTCATCTTTGACCCAGGAGACCGCGACTACGGCAGAGAGCACGAGCAGATCATTCACTGGCACTTCGCGGACGGCGCAGTTGTGCCTCCCTTCAAGTACCATTCCGTTCGTTCGCTTGGATTCCTGCTCTACTCCGTGTGCCACCTCCAGAACAGGCTGCGTTGCAAGTTCACGGATGCAGTGTTCGAGTCCATGCTGTGGTACTTCCGGAACGTCACCGAAGGCGACCGTGAACGGCTTGAGCGGGTTGACCTGCATCACCTTGGCATCATTCCTGAAGGACTGTCTTGGGTTCCAGCAGGCGAGCGCCAGACCATCAATTACCAAGTTCTCGAAGGTGCCTTGTCCATGCAGCGCCAACTGATGAGCGAGCATTCCGCCAGTTTCACCCAGGACATCGACAGCGGAACCAAGAAGGAGCAGACTGCAACCGAGGTCATGGCGCGCGTAAACGCTGCCAGTTCGTTGCTGGGCGGTATGCTGGAGGACGGTTACGGCTATCAGGAAAGCCTCTGCCGAGAGTTGGCGAGGCGATTTGCGGTCCTGGACCACCGCGACTGCAAGCAGTTTCGCGAGGATTGCGTCAACGAAGGCGTCCCGAAGTCGGTTTTCGAGATATTTGACCACTGGGAGGTCGAGCCGGAGCGCGTTATCGGCAACGGAAACAAGACGCTTGAGCTGGCTCAGGTTGACCGGCTCATGGCGGTGAGGCCACTTCTGGACCCGGAATCCCAACGCGAAGTGACGCACCGTTACGTCGTCGCCAACACGGACGACCCTGCCCTTGCTGAACGCCTGGTGAAGATCGGTGACAGCACCCCAAGCGATGCGGTTGAGAAGGCCACGTTGGCTTGGGGAACGCTGATCGACGGCAAACCAGTCATCATCACCAGCGGTATCAGTCGTATCGACTACGTTGAAACGCTGCTGCAACTGCTCGATTCCGACATCAAACGGATTAACGCCAGCGGCGGGACGCCTGATCTCCACCGAATCACCGGGCTAGCAAACGTCATCCAGCACATCGGGAACGTCGTCCAGCTCATCGCCCAAGATGACAGCCAAAAGGACCGGGCGAAGATCTACATGGACGCCCTTGGGCAGGCATCCAACTACGTGAAAGCCTACGCCCAGCGCCTTCAGGAAGCTGCGGCGCAGCAGGGCCAGCAGATGGACCCGGAGACTCAGGCCAAGATTCAGTCGCAACTGATTCTGGCCAAGTCCAAGGCGAACATCGCGGAAATGACCGCTGACATGAAGCGGCAGCAGAAGGAGATTGCTTTCCAGCAGGAACAGCAACGCAAGGACCAGCAGGCAGCCGCGGACATCCGCCGTGGTGACGCCATGACAGCCACCGAGATTGCCAAGGAGAACCTGAAAGCCAAAGCCGACCTGAACAGACATGAATCTGAACCCGAAACGTGATTTCATGGGTCAACCGGACCTGGTTGAACGCCATCGCAAGCTGATTGACGACCCTGAGACTCGGCATTTGATCGAGATTGCGTTTGCCGAGTACACCCTCAACCTGCCAGCCGGAGATAACCCGGCAAAGGCGTGGGACGCAAACTCCCGCCGGCAAGGAGCTGCTGAGTTCATCCAGTTGTTCCTGACCTTTTCCGATCCAGTCAAACAACGCAACAAACCCTTAGAAGAACTTGAATATGACAATGCCTGACGTTCAACCCGAAGTAGAACCGACAACGCCTGAGCCAGACGTTCATGCCGTCGATCTGATCGACAGCATTGAGCCCGATCCTGAACCGGCAAGCAGCCCCGAGCCTGAGCCATCTGCCTTGGACCATTCCAAGACGGAGGAGCCGGAACCGGCGCCGGAACCGTCCGGCAAGACGAAAGCCGAGCCCGAGCCGGACGATCCCCTCTCGGACGATCTGAAGGATTTGGTCACTAAGAAGGAGCCCGAGAAGGACCCGGAACCAGAACCCGAGCCCGAGCTGAAGACACCCAAGCAGCTCAGGGAGGCGTATCAGAACACCAAATCTGAACGGGACAAGTTCCGGGCAGAGCTGGAAGAGCTTCGTGAGAACCAGAGGAAGGCCGAGGAGGATTTCAGTCGGAAAGCAAAATCGAGCGTTGAATCCGAGCTGAAGACCAAGCAGGAACGGATTGACGAGCTGGAGACCAGAGTCCGGTTCCTCGACTACACCCAGAGCGACGAATACAAGGAGAAGTTCGAGGCTCCAATTCGGAATGCCATCAACCGTGCCGCCGAGGACATCGACGGCATGACGGTGGATTCTGAGGACGGCGAACGGGATGCAACCATTCAGGACGTCATTGCCCTGACCAGGATGCCAGCAGGCAAGGCCGCTGTTGTCGCACGGGAGATGTTCGGTGACGCCGCCATCGAGATCATGAATCACAGGCGGCAGATCATGGAACTCGACCGGAACAGGAACTCCGCTCTCGAAGAGTGGAAAGCAAAAGGGTCAGAACAGCAGCAGAAAGATCAGAAGGATCGCGAGCAACACCAGCAACAACTGGTCTCGATGTTCGAGTCGAACGTGAACGGGGCTCGCAAGACCTATCCTGATTTGTTCGCTGAGTCGGACGGCGACAATGACGGGAACGACATGATCAGCAAAGGGAACAAGCTGGTCGCAATCGCGTTTTCTGGGCAAGGGCTGTCCGAGGGGATGACCGAAGCAGAAAGGTCTGAAGCCATCGTCAAGGCGCAGGCTCAAGTTGCGGTTCGCGCGGCCGCCTTCGGCAGGGAACGGCTCCGTTTTATGGCCGCTCAGAAAGAGATCGAAAGCCTCAAGTCTCAGCTCAAGGCATTCGAGAAGTCAGAGCCACCAACCGGTTCTACCGACCGTGGCGAAGAGACCAAGGAAGAGAGGAGTTGGGAGGATGAAATCGACTCCCTGCCCGGGGCTGTGTTTTAAGGCCGCGAGAACGGTTGGGTGGGATAGTCCACCACGGCACGAGCTTCGGCGATGTAATCGTCGTAGCTCTTTTTGTGCTCGTTGCAGAACGCAACGACTTCCTCCGGGTCGAGCTGACTGGTCCAGATTGATACCAACTGCTCGATCATTTTGAATGCCGGCGGACCGAACTTCACCAGCAACGCGGCAATCTCTGCTCCAGTCATCGGTTGATCCTTTGGGTTGTGTTGGTCAGTCTGCCAAGCGTGATGAACACCTTGTTCATCGCCTTGTCAACGCTTGCCTTGTCGAGTTCTTTTCTGGAGAACAGGACGTAAGCGTCCTCCGCAAGGTCATGCGCCTTGATGAATCCGGCATGGAGATACCTTACCCGGAGTTGAGTATCCGGGTCAACATCACCCTTCACGACCTCGACCGCATAGGCTTTCATCGCTTCGTCAGCGATAACCGCCGTGCTTTGAAGCGCCTTTCCGGTTGCGCTCGTGAACGTGACGCAGCCAACCATGATGGCCATCGACACGACTAACAATAGTCTGTTCTTATTCATGCTTTGCTCTTTCGTTCGTTCCGTCAATGTATGATCTCAAGGCCGTAAGGGCACTGACAAGGCCGCCAATGGAGACGGCAATTAGGGATAGCTCGGCCGGCCATTTGCCCTCATGGGCCGCTTGGGCGAACAGGGCAGCCAAAGGGGACATGAAGGCAATGAAGAAGTAGAGGACTCCACGAAAGATTACGTTGGCCTTCATCGGGATATAAGATGGTCTATGATATAGCCGCCAAGGAGAGCCAAGATGGACAAGCTGCCAACAGCCGCATATAGTTTTCGGCTTGTGTGCTTGATCTCAGATTCGATTTCACCAAGCCTTCTCTCATGGGCAATACACGTTTGGCCCGTTCCGGGGGTTTGAAGCTGAGTTTCGATCTTTGCAACACATACCTTGATCTTTTCTACATCACTTGCTGTCTTATCGACGACTGCTTTGAAGTCTGTAAATGACTGCTCCAACCTTGTCACCCTTTGTTCCATCATAATTATAATATTTCATAATGATCCCGCAGAAATCAGCACATAGGTCGTGTTATCGGCATCCCATTGAAACGCCGCCCATCCTGACGCTGGGATGGTTTTCAGCAGCGTGGTGCCGTCGCTGTCATTGACGTCGAGACTGTTGGATGCATCTTGGTTCACCACGCGCCATTGCGCACCCTGAACGGCGTTGGTCGCGGAGAGTTTGAACACCGGGGTGGCCGTGGCGCTGGTCACCACCTGCACGGCTCGATCCGTTCCCGGCGTCAACCATGCCGCCCCAGACAATGCGGCGGACAGCAGCAGTGGTCGGTCATCCCGCCCGACCAAATCCCAGGAGTAACCATTGTGAGTGAACCGCAGCGTTGCCGGCCCGACGATGGGCGCCTTGATGTTGAAGATGCCATCGACGCTGTTGGCTGGGCTCGCGGTTGGAACGATCTTGTCACCTGCCGCCAGTTTGATCACGAGGTCCGCACCGTCAAGAATCCAACGGGCACTGGTTCCCGAGTAACCGTATATTTTGCTGACCGACAAACCACTTCCATCTGTAACGAAACGGCTGATCGGGCCGTTGTATTCGTCGGAATACACCGTGATGGCATACCATGACCCTGTTGCAGTCACGTTGAGAGTCCCGTTAATTGGGGCTTCAATCGAGCAGATGTAACCGTCCCCGCTTGCCCACACCTGGCCGGCGAAGTATGACCTGATGGCATAGCCTAGATTGCGCTCGTTATCGCCCGTTGTCGAGCCGATCAGGATTTCAGTGCTGGTTGCCGGCGCGGCGGCCCAAGTGAATGTCACCCCGTCAACGGTGATGGTGTCGCCAGCATTCGGCGTGCCGATGACGTTGACCTCTGTGACTTCCACGGTGTTGGCCTTCCAAGCAGCGGATGCGTAGAAATTATACGTATTGGCCGAAAGCAGGGCGTAACGATCCATCGACGGTCTGCCGCTGGCTCCGGAGACGTGCGACGACCGGTAATCGAACTTAGAATCCAGTCCATCGTCCACTATGGTGATATTCCGCGCTGCTGGGGTAACCGCGAATCCCCTGATGTATGCCTTCGCACTCCCTGCCATCTTTCGATTGCCTGTGACCAGCAGCTTTGCAGTCGCCTGCATACTGGAGCAGTCGATTACATTACCATCCGAACTCTGGTAAAAGATGTTGTTGGCCACGGTCGTGCTTTGTGTCACATCCACCCGCCCATCAATGAAAGTACATCCAGAAAACAGCCCGCCGCGCAGATAGGTATTGTCGAACCTGCAATCCACAAACGTGTCGTCCGCTTCCGTGGTGGTGATGGTTCCACCTTCGACAAAGGTCGTGTTCTTCACATGCAACCTCGTTTCCATGCCACCTAACCCATAGTCTCGAATGTTCGCCCCGTAGAAATAGCAGTTATCGACATAGATGTCACTGCTCCCAATGGCGGACGCTTCAAAGCTGATCGCATACGGGTAATGCCCGGCCGTCATGTAATCCGACATGAACGATATGCTGTTGTCTGCATAGACAACGGAGCAGTCGTTGTCATCCCATTTCCCCACTGAGAGCGTGCTCACATTGGCGGCCTGCGTAAACTGCCGGAGCGCGGTGTCATCGCCTGGATTCCCGAGTTCAAAAAACGTGTTGCCGGACAGATTAAGGGATCGCAGCCCCCAGCCACCACCCCACACCATGCCACAATGATGCACGAGGTTTCCGCTGATTGTAACATCGCCAAACACATTCTGATTCCCCTTGACGTAGAACAGGTCACCAGCACCTTCCACCACGTATTGGTCGGCACCCCAAGAGCCGCTGCAATCAACCTTGTTGTCGGTGATCAGGACCTTGTTGGCATAGCTGTTGATATTCGCGAGGCAGTAGCTGCCGGAGACGGTATTCCGCGAAAGCTCCGCATCGAGCACTGGGTCAACACCGGTAGGACCAAGACTCCCATATAGGTAGATGATCTGATCTCCTTGCGGGCTGTCCATCAACTTGCAGTCTGTCACAGACAGCTTCTCAAAACCGTCCCAGTATCCGCCAGTCGGCCATGTGACCCATGTGAAGCGGAACATCCCATCGAATGCAGCATCGTTGCCTTGGCCGTCGAATGTGATGTGATCGAATGCAATCGCGATGGGGGAATCGAAATAGAACCAGCCGCCAGTCTCCGGATAATAGTCCAGCGTGATTGAGGGGAACGACTTGGTGAAGGTGAGTGTGGTTGAGTTCGGTACCGTTGCGATGGTGTAGGTGCCGTCGTATTCACCGAGCAGGTTGGACAACGTGACATTGTTGCCAGCGGAGAGCCCATGCGCCGACGTGGTAACCACGGTGACCGTGCTGCCTGTATGAGACAATGACTGGATGTCAATCGAACCATTCACCTGCCCGGTGGCTTTTGCCATATCGTCATAGGCCCAGCCCATCGAATCGGTGTCGTTGGGCATGACATCATAGAACACCCCGCTGTTCAGCGTTGCCGTGGGCCAAGTCACCCAGACGGCGGTTCTCCACGTGGGCTTCGATGCGTCGGGAGTGGGCCAATCGAATTGCACAACGCCTCTCCCATTCGTATCCGTTGCTAATTCATCCACATGAATGGTCAAGCTGGAAACGGTCTGGCTTGTCTTGGTAACGGTGTTGGTCTTGGCCAGGAATGTGGCCGATCTATCGGCCGGGCCTTGGATGTCGAAATTGACATTGGTGGTAACCACCTGACCTAACAGATACGTTCCAGATGGGGCTGACAGCGTAAGACCTGTGTCGATGGCTTCCTTCAATGCGACTGCATCATCGGTCGTGCCATCTCCGGTGGCACCGAACCATTTGATGGACGCACGGCCTTCCCATTGCCGCACCCATTTGCCAGTGCCGCCGGGCTCGGCAACCGCCATACCGGTCACGTCGCTCGCTGCCCATGATGGCAGGTTCGCCGTGAGCACCTGCTGGAACATACCCTCTTGGCCTGTGTCGGTAACATAGACAGCATTTGGAGCATAAACGAAGTCCAATGTTCCTAACTCACTCAGGGATACAGGATGCGGCGCTCCGGAATAGCTGACTCGAATGTATCTACCCTGAGCCGCACCGTAAGTCTGGGCAAGAACATCAGTTGCGTTCGTTGTAGCAGTGCTCGTCGTATTATATCTGAACAGTCCTCCCATTCCGTCCCCAGCCGACGACCATCCTCGCAGGTAGATGCTTTTGTGCTGAGCATCAATGGTGGACGATTGCAACGCATTGGCCGTATCGAATGACCTGACAAACTCACGCGGAGTCTGTGCCGCAGCAGTGAAAGCAGTCAGGATAATTAAGATCAGGTTTTTCATCAGATGAATCGTTCGTACCGTCCAGGATTTCCAGCTCCGAGGTCGTCCGGTTTCAAGACGGTAGTACCATCGTCAACTGCCACAGATGCGGCAATCCAGTTGAAATCCCAACCAAGGCTCGGGATTCTGACAATGGCGTACCGGGTGGTTTGTGCCCTTACATCGGCAACGTCAGTCGCTATGTAAACGACTGAAGAAGCTCCTCCACTCAGTATGTCAGACAGCAACTGTGTCTGGAGGACTTCCAGTGTCTTGGAGTCAAGACATGAGATGCACGCTGCCCGGTCAAGAATCTCCTGAACTGTCATGGTGTTTTAGCTCGTATTGGAAGTCTTTTCTCAAAAGAGTTAATCCTTGCCAATAGCTCTGTGCGAACTTCCTCGGCAGTTAAAGGGGCCGGTGGCAGGGGCGGGGCTGGCTTGAAGGTCCGATGAAGAACGCTATTCCCGTTCCGCACGACCCGCTCTTCCGTGTCCACAACGTAGCCGACAGGGACGGGATCGTCAGTGCCTTGGAGGTAGATGCCCAGATCGTTCAAAGAAGATTCTGGCGTGGCCTCAGACCAAGCCACCCGCTGGCCATCGGGCAGGACTGTGCTGCCTCTTTCTGAGAGGGCCTTTGGCGGAGTTGTGTTGTGGTTCCAGAGCATAATTGTTAATGAGTTATGGTGATGCCGTAAGTGCTGCCGAGGGCATCTTCGAGGGCTTGGCGGTCGGCGGTTGAGAGGGCATCCGGGAAGGCAATCCATTCTGCTATGTCTCCAACAATGCCATACGCTGGACTCCCTCCTGCATCCCGACACCCGATTGACATCGGGTGGCTGTTTGGAGTCGAGCCTGGGTCTGCTGCAGAGGCCGATGTCCAAGGGGAAGGAACCTGTCCATTATTGTAAAGTTTATGGCTGGCGTGGTTATGATTACAGATATGTGAGGATACTCGCCAGACGTTATCGTTTGCCCAATCGGATGGGGCGTTATATGTTGAGTATCCGGTTGATGTTGTCGATCTTAGTTGCGCCGTCTGGCCACTCGTCGAGGTTATGTAAAATCCACCATTTGCCACAGTGGAAGACGGGGATGTCTCATACGGTATTCTGTAGCTTGTCCCCGAGTTTCTCCAAACACAGAATATTGTGAAACTCCCGTCATGGATTGTCCCCGGCAACGTCGGGGTCACCAGCCCATCATTCGAGCCATCAAACCGGAAGGTTGGTAGGCCATTCAAAACGCCGGTTTTGAAGAGTGGCTTGCTTGCCGCAACGGATTGGGTGGCCCGGTAGAGGTTTCCAGTCCAGTCATCCGCAACGCCTACTGGATCATTGTCGGCATAGACCGTTTCCTTCCTTGCCGCCAGCCAGACAGTTGGGTTCAGGCCCGCAATGATCTGGTCAGTAGTCTGCCCGCTGGCCGCCATCTGCCGTTGCAATGCCAGGAAGTTGCTCATCAGCCAATCTCCTTGGACATTGACACGAGATTCGTGCCATCATCTTCCAGCGTAATCTTCACCAAGGCAGCCGCCGCATCATCCCAGCCGGTTGTGATGGGCATCAGCCGCGAAGTCCGTCCGGTCATGGCGGGCTGAGCCACGGTATAGCCGGTTGCGTTGGTCAATGTTACTTCGACGATCCCAGCCCGGCTCATGGTAACCGCCCATGCCGTGATGTTTCCGGTCACGGTGCCTTCATAGGCCAGGCCCGGAATGAGTGTCTGGGATAGGTTTCCGGTAAGGTTGCCGAGGTCATACGGCGAGGAATACCCGAAGCATANCCATCCACTACCGTCATAGGCATAGAAACCTGGAGCTGCCAAGGCGACGGCATCCATCGCTGTGAGTAAATACACATACTCGGTCGATGGCGACACTGGCAATGCAGTCACGGACACGATGATTACTCCTTCGTTAGCTGCGATGTCTCTGAGCAACTGTGTCTGAAGGACTCCCAGTGTCTTGGAGTCAAGACATGAGATGCACGCTGCCTGATCCAGAATATCTTGAACTGACATTTTGCCATGACCCATCGGGTTTGGCGGGGCCGGGCGCTTGGGGAACCCAACCCCGCCGTTTTCCAGTCACGTCAACCTACCCTCACAGGTCGAACGGAATGTCGATCGTGCCGCACATCGTGTCGCCGGCGGTGTAGGCCAGCTTGATCTCGTTGGCGGACGAATCGTAAACGGTCCACGTGCCGTCTTGGCCGGCGGCAGTCCACTTGGCCTGAAGATCGACCACGAGAAGCGCCAAGGTCGCTCCGGTAACCGCACCGTGCGTGATGACGTTGCCGTCGCACGTGATGCTGTTGGCTTGGATGCTGAATCCGCCGCCGGACTGTTCGACAGACGTGAACACCATGACCGTCGGGCAGGTGCTGTTCTCGCTGTCGTAAGTCTGCGTCGGGTATCCGGGATCGTCGTTGCATGTTGCCACAACAGTAATGCATGGGTAATCGACCTTGTGGAAGATCGCTTCGATCCACTCTTCGTGCTCGGGCTTCACCGCGAGGCGGAAGTCCGCGAAGAACTTGCCCTTGTTGCCGCGGGTGTTGTCGATTGGCTTTCCGTTGCAGTCGGCTCCGAGGTCGTTGGTGGCAAACCTCCAGCGGCCACCGTAATCGCGAACCAGAAACGGCATCTCCCGGTTGATCGCCTGTGGCCGGAACGGAAGGATCCTCAGCCCGCGCCGATGATTGATGTAGCTGATCTGGTACTGCGCCTTCTGGTAGTCCTCGTTGAACTCCGACTTCAGACCCTCGTCAGCCGCAGAGTTGGTGTAGGGCAGTACGAGCTGATACCGATTCGCAGCCACCTTGTTGAACCGGAGCGGGAACGTCAGGCACTTCACCATGAAATCACCCACGAACCCGCTGAGGCCGTACTTGTAGAACTCCTTTGCGGCGGCATCGAACTGGCCGAATCGCCACAGGTTCTTGAGTGTCGAATCCTCCTGACACAGGTATCGGAACGTGTCCTCGTCGGTGTGAAGCTCCAGATTCCGGTAGGAGTCCTTCGACTTGTCGATGGCGCCTTGGGCGTACTGGGGCTTGACCCGGCTTTGGAGCATGTTCGGCGTCAACCGGCTCGTCGGATCGGCCGTGGTGGTCAGGTAGATGTAACCGCCGGAATCCCACGTGAACGTCGTGTCGGCCATCGTGGCGTTGGCACACCAGGCTTTGCCGGCCAGTTCCATCGCCTTCCGCATGAGGAAGTACGTCATGATCCAAGTCGTTGCCGGCCGGAGGATGTCGCCGATGATCTGGCTGAAGTGCTCCTTGGCACGGGTCTTGGTCATGAGATCGTCGAAACAGAGGACGTCGGTCGCCCATGACTGTTGCACGAGGCTGTAGGTTCCCCGGGTGTAGCCCCAGCCAACCTTGTTCTCGCTCGGATCGCACGGCGTTCCGACGCAGTTCCCAGACTGAACGTCGTTCCACGGCTGGGTGACGTTCGGGAAGACGTGGTTGAATCGGTCGTAGGTGTGCTGGACACCGCTGTAGGCGTCAAACGCCCCTGTCTGGTAGTAGCCCAGAAGATCGCCGCCCATCGGACGGACGTCTCGGAGGATTTCCTTGTCGTAAACCGGTTCCTGGCTGACCAGGAAGTTCTTGTACTGCTTGCAACTGATGACTTCGCTCGCTGCCATAGTAATTCTCTCGTTTTCTGCCTCTTCGAGTGACACCCACCAAAGAAAAAGGCGCAACTAAGGCGGGCGACAGACTCCACGTCTGCGCCTCGTCTCGGTTGCGACCCGACCGCGAGTTCGGAATGCTGCTATTGCCGGTTTAAGCGACCGACCACACGCCGCCAACCCGCGACAGTTGGCGAATCCCTTTCGGGACCGGTAACAACTCCGTCGTTTCAAAAACCCGCCAGAGCAAAGCACACGTCGAATGCGAAGTCAAGTGTTCAGCGTCAAGAGAATCGTGTCACAACATTCATGCTTTTCTCGACTTCATTCGTAATCATGTTGCCGTTTAAGGCGAACATTGTGCTATGGTGTCGCTCGTGATTTTGCGTGATTACCAGGAAGAACTGGTGGAACGAATCCGCCACGCCTTCCGGAACGATCATCAGCGGGTCTTGGCAGTTGCCCCGACGGGTTCGGGCAAAACCGTCCTCTTTTCGTTCATGACCAAGCGGGCTACGGCGAAAGGACTGCACGTTCTGATCTTGGCCCATCGGGGAGAGATTCTTGATCAGATCAGCGAAACCCTCTCAGAGGTTGGCGTGGAGCACGGCGTCATTCGGGCCGGGCATTCGATGGCCCTGACGCGCCGGGTTCAGGTCGCCAGCGTTCAGACCTTGGTCCGGCGACTCGACAGAATCACGCCGCCTGACTTCGTGGTCGTGGACGAGGCTCACCACTCTTGTGCCGGCACGTGGCAGACACTCTTCGCGAAGTGGAGAACTCCCAAGTGGCTGGGAGTCACGGCAACTCCGGAACGGCTTGACGGCAAAGGTTTGGGCCACATCTACGGTCATTTGGTGGTCGGCCCGTCCACCGATACGCTGATCCAGCGCGGTTTCCTCGCCAAACCGGTGTATTTCGCCCCAGCCAATCAGTTGGACGTTTCCGGACTGCGCAAGACCGCTGGCGATTACAACAAGAAGGACTCCGAGGATCTTGTCAACCGCCCAACCATCACCGGAAACGCCGTCGAGCATTACCGCCGTCACTGTAACGGTATGCGGGCCATCGTGTTCTGCGTTACGCTGAAACACGCCCGGGAGGTTGCCAGTCAGTTCAACGGGTTCGGGATTCCCTCGGCAACCATCGACGGCAAGCTCGACCGGGTTGTCCGGTCGTCGCGCGTCAAAGACCTGTCCTCCGGCAAGATCATGGTCCTGACCAGTTGCGAGATTGTCTCCGAAGGCTTTGACCTGCCATCGGTCGGGGCGGCCGTTCTGCTCCGGCCAACGTCGTCGTTGGCCCTCCACCTTCAGCAGATCGGACGTGCGTTGCGGCCTGCATCTGGCAAGCAGAACGCAATCATCCTAGATCATGCAGGAAACTGCCTGCGCCACGGACTGGCCGAGGAGCAACGTGACTGGACGCTGGACGGCAAAGCCAAACGTCGCCGCACCGCTGACGCGAGTCTGAACACCCGGATGTGTGCGCAATGCTACGCCATCTTCGTCGGCTCGGAATGCCCTCAGTGCGGGCACATCTTCAAGACTCGCCAACGCCTTGTGCTCGAACAGGAAGGGAATCTCAAGCAGCTTTCCGCCGAGGACATCGAGGCGATTCGAGAACGAAAATCCGAGGAGCACGCATGCCGAACCTTGGAGGAATACCGCGAACTGGGTCGAAAACGTGGTTACAAGCCGGGTTGGGCCTATTTCCGGTGGAAGAACAGTTGGAGGAATAAGACGGCAGCATGAGAAAGTCAGAATCCAAAATCCAACAGGAGATCATGCTGGCGCTCGGGTCGAGGCCGGACGTACGCATCTTCAGGAACCAAGTCGGGTTCGGTTACATCGGAAACGCCGAACGACACGGATCAGACGTGTTCATCCGAAACGCACGCGGCGTCAGGATGGGGCTTTGCGCCGGCAGTGCGGACCTGATCGGGTGGAAGACAATCCAGATCACTGGCGGGATGGTCGGCAGTGCAGTGGCCCAATTCCTGTCCGTCGAGGTCAAAAACACGCATGGCCGCGTGGCAACCAACCAAGAAAACTGGATGGTTCAGGTCAGGAACGCAGGCGGATTGGCTGTCGTGGCCCGTTCGTCCGATGAGATCGTTAACCTATGAGAAAACGAGGCGCAAATCTCGGTCTGGTCAAGGATTCGAGTGGTAAACCGGTCCGAATCCGGTGGAAGAACGGTCGCATCCTGTTCCGGCGCAGATACGCCAGACGTTGGATTGGCGTCCAGATGGAGGACGTTTACGACCTAGCAACCGGCCATCATCAGCTCAAGTTCGATCAATGAACTCCAAAGAACTCAAGGCGTTCCTGTCCGAGCACGTCGAGGATGTCTGCCGCGATCTCCTTCCGGCCGGCAAACGGGTCAACGGTGAGTGGCTGGTCGGGAACATCACCGGTGAGGCCGGGAAATCGTTGGGAGTCTGTCTGACTGGCGAGCGGGCGGGGCTTTGGCGCGACCGGAGTGCTGACGAGCACGGCGGCATCATGGAACTGATCATCCAGAACCGGGGCTGCACCTATCAGGAAGCCTGCGACTGGGCGCGACAGCGGTTTTCTCTTCCGGACTTCAAGCCTGAATCCAGTCGCAACGGCGCAAAACCGTTCGATCCACTGTCGTTTCCACACAAAACAGCCGATTCACCCGAGCGCCGAGGCGACCAAGCCTGGCCCTACCACAACCCAGATGGCCAGATTATCGGTTACGTGGTCCGGTTCAACAACCCGGACGGGTCCAAGGACGAGCGGCCGCTCCGGTGCGTCAACGGCAAATGGGCATGGCGAGGCTGGCGGAAACCCGAGTGTCCTCCCATCTACAACCTGCACGAGCTGCTCCAACGGCCAGACGATGACGTGTTGGTGGTCGAAGGTGAGAAGACCTGCGACGCTGCCAAACGGATGTTCCGCGATTACGTCTGCATCACGTGGCAGGGCGGTAGCAGTGCAGTGTCCAGGGTGAACTGGGACGCTCTGCTCGAACGCGAAGGGAACATCGTCCTGTGGCCCGACAACGACCCGCCCGGGCGCAAGGCCATGATTCACCTGCTCAACCGGAGGCCGAGCGGCATTTTCATGGTCGATCTTCCTGACACCCTACCGAAAGGCTGGGATTTGGCCGATGATATCCCGGAGGATTTCGATCCCGAAGCCCGGATCGTGGCGGCGCTGAACCCGGTTCACCGCGCGGCGGCACCGGCACCGTTCGACAGCCTCGGGATCGGCGGCGACGCAACTTACGTCTATTTCAGCAAAAACACGCATTCACCCATCCACCTGTCCCGAACCGGCCACAAACCACCTGCCTTCTTCTCGCTGGCTCCACTTGAGTGGTGGGAGCAAAACTACCCGTCCAGAAACGGGGATGGCGTCAACTGGAACCTTGCCGCCTCGGATACGATGCAAATCTGCGGTCGTTCACGCTTCGACCCTGACGTCATCCGGTCCTGTGGACTGTGGCGTGACGAAGGCAGGTTGGTCTATCACCTCGGCGACAGGCTTTGGGTTGACGGCGAAATCGTTTCTCTCTCCCGTTTCAAGAGCCGGTTCATCTACCAATCGCGCCCGGCCATCCGGCGCGAGCTGTGCGACCCGCTTCCAAGCACCGCCTGTTCGCGTTTCAAGAGTGTGTTCGATCACCTGCCACTTCGTAGGACAATCCAATCCGTGGCCTTGGGTGGCTGGATCATGGTGGCCCCCATTTGCGGGATTCTCGGGTGGCGACCGCACCTGCAAATCTGTGGTGAACCGGACAGTGGAAAAACGTGGTCACTGAACAATCTGTTTGACCCGTTGCTGGACAAAATCTGCATCCGCACGACGGGTAACTCGACCGAAGCAGGTATCCGCCAGACCATCCAATCCGCAGCCGTTCCGGTTGTCATCGACGAGACCGAAGTCGATTCCAGGGATGGCATGAGTAGGATGAACAAAATCCAGAACATCGCCCGCATCGCCTCGGCTGAAGGCGGCGTTGTGCTTCGCGGAACCGCCTCGGGAGAACACGCGCTCGAGTACCAAGTAAGATGCATGTTCGCCTTCGCATCCGTGCTGCCGGTTGCGAGTCTGAAAGCCGACACCAGCCGATTCGCCACCGCTGAGTTCTGGAAACGCCCCGATCAAGAACCGTTCAAGGCCATCATGGAGGTCATCCGGATAACGGTCTCGAACCATACGTGGTGCAACCGGTTTCTGTCGAGAGCGTTGAACCTCGCTGAGACAATCGTTCACAACACCGCAGTGTTTCAGGAGGTCGTCTGGAACATCGTCGGTGACAACCGGATCAGCCATCAGTTCGGCGCGTTGTTCGCTGGCTGGCACGCTTACGCCAGCGACAGCAAGATAACCATCGAAGAAGCGCGTGGCGTGGTCGGCCAGTACAAGTTCGATTCCGTTGCCGAGATGGCAGGGACCGACGATCAAAGCGACGTGCTCGACCGTATCCTGACAACTCGAATCCACTGGAACGGGACCGGCCGGCTTGAGATGGCCCAGATTTCAACTCTTATCTCCACGTTCTGGAACAACGTCAACTCCGAGGATGCCACTGAAGCCGAGTACGCACTGAAGAATTACGGGATAATACCGCAGACGGATGGTATCCTTGTAATGCGAACGGACAGGAACATCTGTTCGATCTTCACCGGAACTGCCTGGGCGGACAAACGCTGGACGCAACAGCTCAAACGGCTTGACGGAGTTGAAGATGGCGCTCGGGCAAGAAACGGGGCAGCCAAGACATGCCGGACTCTTTTTGTCAGTAGAGAATCAATACGAACGCATTTACCATGAGCGGAGGATATTTCTGCTACGACCGCCATCAAGGCAACAGACGACCGTCCGGTGGAAGTTATCGAGAAGCCAGCGCCGGCATGGGCTGATTCTTAGGAAGAGAAGCTAAGAAATACAGGATTATGAGCAAGCAATCAGAAGCCAAACGAGCGCAAGGCTACGTCAGCAAGGCAGTCCCGCAGACGTGCAAAACATGCCAACACTTCAGGTCTGAATCAGTATTCGACTACGAGTTTCGCGGGAAGCAATACTACAGGGACGCAAACCTCCGATGCGGCAAAGGCGGCTTCGCGGTCAAGAAGATGGGAACGTGCCGCTTTTGGGAGGATGGCAATGCGTAACATAGATTTCACGGAGGCGAAGCAGGCGAAGTCTGAACAAGGCTACACCGAGGGACCGTCGCATCGGCTCTGCGTGACGTGCCTGCATTTCCGAACGGACATGGTTGCGAGCAGATTCCCCAACGGCGGGACATTATTCAAGTACACAAACCTTCACTGCGCCATCGGTGGGTTTCCGGTCAGGCGGATGGCGCAGTGTAAGCTGTGGGAGGAACTGCGATATGAGTAACGCAACAATCCGATGCACCGTGCTCTGCATTGCCGTAGATGGAGGATTGACTTCCCATCTGTTTTGCAAGACCGAAGAGTTTGGTGTGATTCAAATCGACCCGTTCACGCATGGAGCTATGAAATACATGTCTGACGACGGGAATCTGCGCGATCTTGTCTGGCAGCAGTTCGATATGAGTGATTTCGTTATCGGCGAGACGGACCATGACATCTGTTTCTGCAAACGCTTCGAGAAAGTTGACCAACAATGAGCCTGACCAAACGACAACGAACCGCCCTGGACGCCGAAATCGAGTTCATCGAAGAGATTCGCGGCGGGCCGGTCCTCGCATACTGGAACGATCACGCCGGCTTGAGCAATCGACCGCTGTGCAGGGAGTTCCAGGACGCGGAACAAATCCACTGCCACAACTGTCCGGTGATGATGCACACCGGGCAGCACAACTGCCGAGGCTGGGACTATCTGACATTTTGCGAGAGGTGGCGCAATCTCGTGTTGACTGCCTGGGCGTCAGAAGCCGACCGGCACGAGGCAGAGCTTGTCTGGCGCGAAGAATGTGACGGATACCTAAACATGTTGCGGGAGATCAAAGATCATGAGTGACACACCACAAACAGACTTGTTGGTTCTGGAACTTAATGCTAAAGGGAGCATCATGGATCGGTATTCAGCAATGCGTGAGCACGCAAGAAACCTTGAGCGTGAGATCAACGAGTGGAAGAAAGCGGCGGATATGGCAAATGGAAGCGACACCCCTGCCGGTCTGAGTTTGTTTGTCCAGTCCGTTGAACAATCATAAATGATGAGTGATACACCAGATACAGACGAGGCCAGCTTTGGCACGGGGCGCGTGAGCGTGGACTTTGCCAGACGGATGGAACGTGAGCGGAACGAGGCGCGAGATCATAGGAAAAGAGGCAACCACGTCTGGGGGCAGGCGTTGGAAGACAAGGCGAGGTATTATAGGACCATGATCAGGACTACAAGCTGGACACTATGAAAAACACCAAGATCGAATGGGCCGATTCCACCTGGAACCCGTGGGTCGGCTGCCAACCTGGCTGCAAAAACTGCTACGCCGAGGGTTGGGCGAAACGAACTGGGCGCGATGTATTCGGGGCTGGGAAGGTTCGCGAACTGACCTCGGCGGCCAACTGGCGGAAGCCGCTGACATGGAATCGGCAGGCCAAAGACCGGCCAATGTCCGTGTTTCCGAGTCTGTGCGATCCGTTTGACAAAGCCATCCCTATCAGATGGTTTGCAAACATGCTCAATCTCGTCTGGCGGACACCAAACCTTAAATGGCTCCTGCTGACCAAGCGGCCAGAAAACGTCCGAATCCGAATGGAGAGCGCATGGGACATCATCGGGGCTGAATCGAGCGCCGAATGCCAGTTCGGAGACTGGATCGATAAATGGATGGCTGGAAAACCGCCTCGCAACGTCGCCCTCGGCGTCAGCGCCGAGGACCAGCAGCGTTGGGACGAGCGCGTTCCGGTCCTGATATGCATTCCGGCGGCCATGCACTTCGTGTCGGCCGAGCCACTGCTCGGCAAGATCGACCGCGAGCTTAACGGTGGCTGGGGCCTTGACTGGGTAATCATCGGCGGCGAGTCGGGGCCGAACCGTCGCGAGATGGACGTGGAGCACCTTGCCGTTCTGGCCGACGAGTGCAAGATCGGGAATGTGCCGTGCTTCATCAAGCAGGACTCCGCGCTGAGACCAGGCCAGCAAGGGCGCATCCCGGATTGGCTTTGGGCGCGGAAGGAACGGCCCGTGTGGTTGATTTCATAGATGAGCGAGCGTAGGCGTTCATCTCACAAAAAACAAAACCTGGGATTCTACGCATCCCCAACCGAATGCTATGTGTGTAACAAGAGAAATGCCGAAGTACAAGTCCCACAAAACTGTGTGGGCACTCAAAATCAAGGCCGTAGCCATCGAGAAAGACGGCGCGGCGACCATTGTGCCCGAGGAGGCTGGATACGCTCCGTTTCGTGTCGGGCAGAGATACGTCAACAAACACGCCCCGCGCGCCGGAGGCTACTACGTCATGTACGATGATGGTTACGAATCGTGGTCGCCTGCCGAGGCGTTCGAGAGCGGTTACACCAGGATCGACTAACCGGATGCAACAACGCGCTGCCTCCATTCATTCATGGTGGCAGGGCTGAATCAACAATGTAAACCTAAGTTACCGTGGCTGACTTCACCACCCTGGACCTGTTCAGCGGCATAGGAGGCTTCGCTTTGACTGCCGAGCGTGCCGGTGGCCAGACCATCGCCTTCGCCGAGACGGATAAAAACGCATCCAAACTGCTCGCCGAGCGATGGCCAGCCACACCAAACCTTGGCGACGTTATCGGAATCTGCCGAAGCGGTCGTGACTGTATCAGCACCGACCACTTCATCGACCAGCTTGGCTTCCCTGACCTCGTGACATTCGGGTTCCCCTGCCAAGACCTCTCCGTTGCCGGAAAACGCTCCGGGCTGTCCGGGCAGCGTTCCGGCCTGTTCTACCAAGCAACAAGAATCATCAATGAACTCAGACCTTCTTGGGCTCTTTGGGAGAATGTTCCCGGATTGCTCTCTTCCGACAACGGCCGGGATTTCGCCAGAGTCCTCCTGGAAATGGACCGGATCGGGTATTCTGGAGCATGGCGAGTGCTTGATGCTCAATGGTTCGGAGTGGCCCAGCGCCGCCGAAGGGTCTTCGGCATGTTTTCTCGCCTCGATTCTGGAGCCGCACGTTGCTCAGAAATACTTTCTCTCCCCGAGAGCGTGCGAGGGCATCCTGCGCCGCGCCGAAAACCGTGGCAAAACGCTTCCGCCAGCACTGAAGGCGGCCTTGGTGAGGGTGGCTCGAAGGCGGGCACTGACGCCATCAGAACTGAACGACCAGGCTCAACGCCGGAAGTTGGCAAAACCTTGAAAGCAAATGCGAGCGGCATTGATCCAGAAGTCACTTACATCCCAACCGTAGCCGGCTGCATCCAAGAACGTGATGCCAAGGGCGCTGACTCCGACACGAAGCCGGGCCATCTGATTCCCGTTCAGCAGCGTGTTCGCCGTCTCACCCCAGTCGAGCGCGAGCGGATCCAAGGATTCCCGGACGGCTGGACCGCCTGCCTGTCCGATTCAGCCCGGTACCGCACCCTGGGCAACTCGGTCGCCGTTCCGGTGGTCGAGTGGATCTTGAAACGACTTGCTCAAAGCCTATGACAACAGACTTATGTGTATTGCGCCGCCTGTGGGCGATGCCAAACGCGGACACATTCAGCGTGCCGCCAATCGGCGACATGGTGAAGCGGTATCTCCGTGTCTCCACGGTCAGCGTCGATCCGTTTGCCAGAAACAAACGCTGGGCGACTCACACTAACGACATCAATCCGGACACGAAGGCCGAGCGCCACATGGAAGCCCGCGATTTCCTCCTTGAGTTAATCAATGACGGCGTGAAGGCGGACCTCGTGATCCTTGACCCGCCCTACAGCCCGCGCCAAATCTCGGAGGCATACTCCGCAGCCGGGCTTACGGCATCCATGAAGGATACTCAAAACTCATCCATGATGAAACGACTCAGGATTCTGGTTCATCGACTCTGCGAGCCCGGCAGCGTGGTTCTGTCCTTCGGGTGGAACTCATCCGGAATGGGCAAAGCGTGGCGCACCGAAGAGATCATGCTGGTCTGCCACGGTTCCGGCCACAACGACACGATCTGCATGGCTCAACGCATGGTGTCGAAGCAAGGCGATCTGTTATGACAAACCAAACCCTACTCAACTACGTCCGCACCGCCATCCGAACTGGCCGCGCAACCGTTCCTGCCGCCAAAACCCTCCCCGGCGAGAGCACACAACGGTTTGCCGTCGCCTGGGGCAAGAAACACGGCAAGGAACTTCACGGCGTCAAGCTCCCGAACGGTGACGTTCTGTTCTACACCGGCCCGCGCCAAGACCCGCGTGTGTTCACCGGCCCCCAAGTCAAGGTCCGCCCCGCCTGTGAGTGTGGCCGGCCCGTTGGCGAACACAAAATCNCCGGTGACCCCATCTGCGACGAGTGTTACCGGATTCATCGCGACATCTGCGAGAACGACTTCAGATACCACTTCGGCGTGGCCGGTTACGCCAGACGCGGCGATACCGCCTGCAAACCAACCTCATGAACCGCCCCCTCCAAATCCAAGCCCTCATCGACTGCCCTACCCGCAACCTCCACACCCTAGCCGCCCAGCTCCCCCTCGAAATCCTCGTCGTCGCCCGGGACCTCGCCAAACAACGCCGCGATACCG